CCGCTCGTCGGCGGATACCTGGGACCAGCGGGCGGAGAGTTCAGCATCGACGCCTGGAGCGAACAACTCGGGGTCGGAGCCAAGTCGATCAAGACCGTGCAGGAAGCCTCAGAGCAGGCTCAACAGTCCCTGGGCAACTACCTTTACTACAAGTTTGTCGGCTCCATTCCTCCCGAATACGCCAACAGCCTTGATGCTCGCGTCGCCAAGGGAGCCAAGATCGTCGAGATCGAAGGCATGCTTCCCAACTGGTCACGCCCAGGCGCATCTTCGGAGCGGGCGAAGGAAGCCACCCGCCAGAAGGTCGCACAGTTGCGCAGCATGACTGAGGATAAGAGCCTCGAAAACCTGCCGATTGTCGGCGCGTTGAAGGAGTACTTCAGTTTGCGCGATGAAGCGATTCAGCAGGCTATTGCTTCAACCCCTGGTCTCACGGAAACGAACTGGGCAACCGCTCCCAAGATCGGTCGCGATCTGCGTTTGTTCCTGGCTGAACAAGTCGCCCCGTATGTGATCGGGATGAGCCCAGACTTCCGCCGCGTATGGGAGCAAGTACTATCGTTCGAGTTCATAGTTGACGAGGAATAATGGCGAAGAGACCTACAACCAAAGATTTGTCGCCGCAAGACCAGGCGCTGTACGACGCTCTTCCTGATTTCCAGAAGAACCAAGTCGACCAAGCAGCCCCAGAAAACCGCTCCGCCATTCTGCAAGGCATTGTCGCCCAGAATCAGAAGGCTGCACAAGAGGGTGCCAGACCGTCATACAACACGAGTCAGAACAGCGGTTATGCCACCGAGGTGTATTTCGAAAAAGCCCTTGGCGTAGAGGGCGGTCGTACTGTCTCCAAGACGACCAACGCCCCAGTCGAGGGCGGGTACACAGGTTTCCGTGCTGGGACCATCACCCCTTACGGCACACTGCAACGCACACCGAAGTATTTCGAACGTGACGTAGACCTAATTGCCAAACTTGGTCGCGAACAGATTGCCATTGTCCAGGCACAGATGAAAAGGGCTGGCGTCATCTCGTCGAACTACCGCGCTGGTATCGCTGATGACGTTACCAAGGCTGGATTCGCAGTTGTTTTGGAACAAGCGAACAACTCTGGCGCAGACTGGCGGAGCACTCTCGCCGTTTTGGAAGCCACGCCTGCTGGGGGAACTGGCAAGTTGCCGCCCAAGGTCTCCAACCCTGATGACCTGAAGCGCATCATCCAGCAGTCAGCCCAGTATGTTCTTGGACGCGACCTTGATGATGTTGCCGCCGACCAACTCGTTCGCACCTACCAGCAGATGCAGGTCAAGCAGCAAACGACGGGCTTCACCTCCAACGGTATGCGCACCGACCTCCCCGACGCCCAGACGTTCGCGCAGAAGCGCATCGCGAAGCAGGCTGGACCCGAAGCACAAGCGTACAAGTTCGCCAAGTTCGCTGACTCAATTTTCGGGGGTGAGTAATGGAAGAACTAATTGCCTCAGTAAAGGCGCTATTCCCGCAGTTCGCCTTTTTCTTCGAGGAAGACGCTGGCGGTTACGGACCAGAAGTCCGCGACCTGCTCATCAAGGCAGTCCAGGAGAACTACACCGCTGACCGTTTCCAGAAGGAATACCGCGCCACCAACTACTACAACACTGTCGAGCCGAACATCCGTGCTTGGAACGAAGCCACAACTGGCGCCAAGCAGACAACGACCGAGCAGTACGCCCAAACCATCCGCGACACTTACGGCGATCTCTTCGCCGATGATGCCGTTCTCCAGACTGTCGCCCAGAAAGCCGCACGTCTTGGGCTGAAGGACAACCGCCTGAAGAACTTCGTGTTCTCCCAGGCAAGCACCCTGGACAGGGAAGAAGCCGACATCCAGCAAACCGCAGAAGCGGACCGCCTCCGCAATCTTGCTGCCGACTACGGCTACCGCATCTCCGAGGACGAAGTGCAGTCAATCCTCACGGGCAAGCCAGAGACGTCCACCAACACGGTGCTCACTGAGCAGCAACTCAAAGAGCGGGCGAAGATGTCGCTCGTTGGCGAGATGCCGCATCTGAAGAGCCAGTTGGATGCTGGGCTTACGTTGCGTAACATGTTCAGGAACTACCAGCAGGAAGCCGCGAACGTGTTGGAGTTGGACCCCAATGCTGTCCAGATCACTGACCCGAAATTCCGTCAGGCTCTCGCATACCGTGACCCGAATAATGGCGAGGTGCGTCAACTGTCGCTGAGCGAGTGGCGTCAGCAACTGCGCACCGACCCGCAGTACGGCTACCAGTTCACTAAGCAGGCGAACAACGACGCGACAGACATCGCTCTCACAATCGCACGAGCGTTTGGGAAGGTCCAATGAGCAACGTCCAGTTCGAATCAGTCGATGGGAATTTTTACGACATTGCAGGGCAACAGGGTCTCATCGACCCAGCCACTGGCATGCCCGCCCCCGCCCAGCCTGCACAGCCGCCAGTAACCCGCACCCGCACCAGCGCAACCGAGTTTGTGCGAGATGGACGTCGCATCCGTCAAACCGTCTACTCCGATGGCACCACCACCGAAGTCGACCTGGGTCCAGACGACAGTCGCACGTTCCAGGCTCCCACCTTCACCCCACGCCAGGACGCCCGCAACACCATCCGCGCCGTACTCGCCACGTTCGGACTCGACAAACTGTCAGACGTTCTCTACGACAAGTACGCCCGTGAGGAAGTCAACATCTCCAACCCCGATGCCCTGATCTTCTCCGTCCGCGACACCACCGAGTACCAGGCACGTTTCGCTGCCAACGCCCGCCGCGCAGCCAAGAACCTGCCCGAACTCGACCCCGCCTCATACCTTGCCCTCGAAAACCAGTACCGCGATCTCATGCGGTCCAACGGCTTCGACCCAGGGTTCTACGACCAAACCACTGACTTCGAGAAGTTCATTGAGAACGACATCTCCCCGAGCGAACTCCAGTCCCGTATCGCCCAGGGATTTCGCAAAGTCGCAGACGCTGACCCCGAGGTGAAGCGCCAGATGAAGGAACTGTACGGCGTCGACGAGACGGGTCTCGCCCAATACTTCATTGACCCTGAGCGCAGCCAGCCGCTGTTGGAGAAGCGTGCACGAGCCGCACAGATCGCTGCACGCGCCCGTGAGCAGGCAGGGCTTCAGATCGGTGCAGTCACCGCCGAAGAACTTGCCTCCCGCGGCATCACCCCTGAGGAAGCCCAGCAGCGTTTCGCGCAGATGGGTCGCCTCGCAGGTCTCTACCAGGAGATGGGCACCGAACAGGCGCTCACCGAACAGCAAAAGATCGGAGCCGCGTTCGGCACTGACGTTCAGGCTGAACAGGAACTGCAACGCCGTCAACGTGAGCGTGTCGCAGGGTTCACCACTGGCGGACAGTTTGCTCGCACATCAGGTATTACGTCAGGAACTGTTGAGACTGGTGCGGGCACAGCCCAGTAATTGAGCATCCTTGACTTCCACGGTCAGGTGTGCCTAACATGCAGGTATCCCACATGGGATAACCGTCAGAGAGTCCCCGCCTCTGATGTGTAACAAGGGTGCAATACAGCCGTCAGGAACCTCCAACCTGGCGTGGGTAAAGGAGTGAGCCAATGTCAAACGTCCACGAGTTCGAAGACGAAACTGGCGACGAGGCACCGAAAGACCCAGTGCGGGCTCGGATGCGTCAACTCGAAAAAGAGTTGAAGGCTAAGGAAACCGCGCTTCAGGAAGCGGAAGGCATCAAACGGGAATACGCCTTTATGAAGGCAGGAGTCCCGATGGATACTCCGATGGCGAAGTATTTCGTCAAGGGTTACGACGGTGAGTTCACTCCCGAAGCGATTCGGGCGGCGGCTGAGGAAGCACAACTCATTCAGAAGGCGGCGGAAGACGCGAAAGCGAAGTCCGAAGTCGACGCATGGAACCGCATTACGCGGGCACAGCGAGCGGGTGAGACGAGCGAACCAGTTGCTGACTGGAACACCAAGTTGAACCAGGCTCGGAACGAGCAAGAGGTCATGCAGATTTTGGCTCAGGCAAGACAGGAAGCACAAAACCTCTAGCCCGATCAGGTCAGACCTGTCGGGGAAGGACAGGAAATGACCAAGACACAGACGAGCGACCTGCTCACAGACCAGGTTGCATTTGACAGGATTGCGTACTTCGCACTCCGCAGCGAACTCTTGTTCGACGCGGTTGCAGACGTTATGCCCGTCGCCCAGGCGATGCCTGGTTCCAGCGTGAAGTTCACGATCTTCAACGATCTCTCGGAGAAGACCTCGACGCTCACGGAAGACACCGATGTCACCCCCGTGGTGATGGGTGACAGCCAGGTTGAAGTCACTCTCAACGAGTACGGCAACGCTGTCAACACGACCGCCAAGTTGCGTGGAACCTCGTTCCTCGACGTCGACTCGGCTGCCGCCAACCTCGTCGGATACAACGCAGGCATCTCGATCGACGGAGTTATCCGCGACGTGCTGTCGGCTGGCACGAACGTGATCTACGGTGGCGGCGGAAGCAGCACCCCGTCGTCGCGCACGACCATCACGGCGACCGACATCATCGAGGCGAACGACATCCGCAAGGTTGTTGCCGCTCTCCGCAAGGCGAACGCTGTTTCGTTCAACGGCATGTACATGGGTTACATCCACCCCGACGTGTCGTACGACCTCCGCAAGGAGACGGGTGTCGCCTCGTGGCGCGACCCGCACGTCTACAGCGACCCCGCCAACATCTACAACGGTGAAGTCGGCGCCTTCGAAGGTGTCCGTTTCATCGAGACCCCGCGTGCCAAGATTTTCGAGAACGCCTCGAACGGTTCGGGCTCGACGGGAACGGTGGATGCGTACTGCACGCACATTGCTGGTCGTCAGGCTCTCGCCAAGGCGCACAGCATCGTCGATGGCAATGGCGCGTTCCCGCGTGTCGTCCGCGGTCCCGTGGTCGACGTGCTGCAGCGCTTCCAGCCTGTCGGCTGGTACTGGCTCGGTGGCTACGCACGATTCCGTGAGGCTTCGCTGCGTCGTGTCGAGTCGGCTTCGAGCCTCGGCTCCTGAACTAACTAGTTCAGACAAGTGAGTGGGGGCTGGGCGTATCCCCTCGCCCAGCCCCTTACTCATGCTACGATCACACGCGAGGTAACCAATGTCGATTTCTAATTACGCAGAAAACAAACTGTTGGACACCCTCCGCAATCAGTCTTTCGCGGTGACAACGGTGTACTGCAAACTTCACACGGGTGACCCTGGTGAAGATGGGACGAACAACGCCGCCACCGAAACGACGCGCAAGGCTGTCTCGTGGAGCGCGGCATCCTCAGGTTCTTTGGCTGCATCCGCAACGCTTGAATGGACGAACGTCGCTGCCACTGAAACTTACAGCCACTTCTCGCTGTGGGACGCCTCCACTTCGGGCAACTGCCTCTGGGCTGGCTCGCTGTCCTCGTCGGCTTCTGTGACTGCTGGAGACACGTTCCAGATCACCGCTCTAACCCTTAGCCTAGATTGAACATAGGAGCCTGATGTGGCTCTAAGTATCACCCAGGCGGGTACAGGCAACTCAACCACGTCTGGGAC